TACTGAGTCACCTACGTGATCATATGTACCTGTAATAACCTTGTTTACTTCAGCACTCATATGCTTCACAATAGTTCTACCACTTAGTGTAGTTGACTGCCCAATACGTTTATCAAAGAATCTACAACCTGGATTAAGGATAGCACCATACAAACTATTCAAGTTAATCTTTTTAACTAACTGTCGCTTATCCCAATACTCGATTTCGATCTTATTATCTGCATCTTTTGCCTTTTTAAGATGTCCTTGTAGTTCTTTACGTTCACTATACCAACGTTTAAGTAGTCCTGGAATAACACCTTCGTGTTCTGTTGTAAAGATTGTACCATTTGAACTAAGCATCCAAGGTTTGTTGCTATCAAAGATTACTTTGTATATTTCAGCACCACTCATAACTTCTGTTTGACCGTCTTCAAAGTCAATAGTTAAGGCAATAGACTTACTTTGAGCCATAACTGCTTCATATTCTTCTGTACTAAATCGACCTTCCCAACTACCTGCGAATGACTTCTTCTTCAAGCCCATATCTTCTGTTACACGAGCGTCACTAATCTCAGGACGTATTTGTCCAACAACTGTTGCCGGATCCATATTCAAGGCACGAATTACACTAGGGTATAGACTGTTTAAATCCATTGAACCAATCCATTTGTGTAACCCTTTTTTAGGAAATGCCACATACGCACCTGCGGCTTGTGTGTTCTCGTCATCACGTTTAGGGCGATTAGGCACTTGCATACCACGTCTGTGTGCTTCGTTAACAATAGCTTGTTCTGTAACTGCTACTGCACCCATTGTAGTCTGTAATAGTACAGTATTTGCATGTGCTAGTTCGTTACTAAGGTCAATAAATCTTAGTTTTTTGTCCAGCTTGTCCAGTAGTGCGGTATCTTGTATGTTATATTCGATGAACTTTCTAAAGTCATTGTTGTACAGTTGATCCAAAGTACCTTCATAAGGAACCTTATTCTCACCAACTTCAACTTCACCAATTGCATCAAGTCTATATGTATGTCGTTCTTCATATGTGTATTTACGATATAATTCTAAACTATCTAAATGCACTCTACCTATGAAGTCATAGGTTACTGCTTGTTTACCGTATTTTTCATACTCACGCTTCTTAGGAAGTTGACCCCATAGACAAAAACGTCTTGTATCATCTTTACTTAAAACTCTTTGTGTACGGTTTACAGTATAAGGAATATCATAACCTTCACTGTTCCAACCTGATAAAATATCTGCATCTTCAATTAGTGTTAAGAAAGTGTCAATCATTTCACCTTCTTTTTCAAACAACATTACGTTGTCAATACCTTCAAGCTCTGCTTTTGCTTGATCCATAGTAAGTGTTTTAGGAGGAACTGCTAAACATATCATAGTTTCCATCCACTGTAAGTATACAGAGATACTTGTAATTGGCATAAAAGGATCTGCAGGATCAGCAAAGCCTCTCTCTGGATCAAAGTCAGTCTCAATATCAAAGAATGCAATGTTTAGTTTTGGAGCGTCTTGATTAAGATAGTTTTCACTCAAGCATTGGAAGATAGGATTAATATCACTTTCAAACATCTTCTTGCCTTTGTTAATAGCAAGTTCTTTACGGAATTCTTTTGTATTTTTTGTTACAATTCTAGTTAATGGATCACCATATATACTCTTATACTTGCCTCTTTGATCTTCATAGTAAAAAGTATATTTGATTGGATATTCGTGAAACTTTCTCTTGCCGTCTTTGCGTTCTACAACACGGATTATATCACTATCTCTATCAAAATGTGCGTCTACGTAACTCAATTAATTCTCCTTATAAGAAATGTCGTTAATATTACCTGCTAAAATATATCTTGTTGCATTTACAGGATATACTTTATGATGTACAGTACTTGGAAACATAACTATCATATCATTATACACTGGTAAATGTATTTCGTCAACCGGAGATACTTCGTTTTTATGTTCTTTCATTTCAACAAATGTAAGTGGACTATTAGTTTCGCCTACATCTAAATAATACACCCAACTGTAACGACTTAGTGTACCATGTTCGTGTTGAGGACATCCTTGTCCGGGCAAACTCTCCTGAAACCAAACTTCTGCATCAATACTTAAACTTGTAGTATCTTTCCAAACTTGATTAGTTATAAAATGAGGGCCTCGTGGACCTATAACATTATGACAGTACCATAAATGCACTAGATCTAGTAAAGGATTAAGTATGTTGTGATCAAGATGAATATCATGTTCTGTTTTCCATGACTTATCTGAAGGCTGATTATCTTCTTTTAAATTAAGAAAATGATCAATAATAGGTTGTCTATGTTGTTTTTGAAAACCGAGCGGGCCATGCCTGATAGCGGTCGGTTGAGAGATGTATAATGTGCTACAACTTAACTTCATTTTTTCCTACGTTGCTTATGGCCAACTTAACCGTCTAATGCCTAGCTATTGCTATTGGCGTTACTAGTACTTATTGTTAGTTTAAGAACAACTGTACTAAAGCGAATGTGTTCATAATCGTAAACCAGCTACAAAGAAGTATAACAAATGCCGCACCTCTAATTACGGCACTTACAATACCTAGTATACTTCCTACTAGATATAACGGAACAAAGATTGTTGTAGCTGGATCTAATATTGTAAAACTTAAGATAGCACTTGCACTAATCAAAAATACTGCTTCAACCATTTCACAATAGAACGCAACTGGACTAGAGCTATGGCTATCTTTAAAAAATTGTACGACACGATTCAAATTATTTGTCCTTACCTACAGTAACGACTAGTGTTTCTAAGTCGTCAAATTCATCTTGTACACGATCCCAGTCACCTTTATGAGCAACTTTAATCGCTTTATTAATCAAACTTGGCTTAATGTCAAGTTCTTCTGCTACTGCTTTCACAGTTTCTTTAAGACCTGTGCTTAGATCTTCAATTTCTTGCATAACTGTAGCGCCTTCGTTAACCAAACGTTCTAGTTTAGCCTTCTCGTCACCACCATATACTCGATCACTCATATGATTCTCCTTAATTTATATAATATTATACAATGTATTTAGGTTATTGTCAAGTGTTTTATTTAACAAATGCACCAATTCTACCATGTATGTCTGGATATTGGCGATATTTATAGCCAGTAGGTGGGTTAGTATCTTGTCCGAACCATACCGGAATAAATTCTGATATATTCCCTTCAAAATCTTCGTTGTGTCTTAGGTGTACTTCAATAACTTTTCCGTCTATATACTCAACATTCATATATTCTCTATGTGAAAATGTTCGTAGTTCAAAAGGTAGTGATATTTCATCGTCAGTTTTAACCCATTTATCCCATTTTGTAAATGTATTATTTGATTTAAAACCTTCTACACATAGTATTTGATTTCCGTAGTTATAGTCAATGCTTAGGTGTCTTCCTTCAAACCATTCACACCAAAAATGTCCTACTGGAAGATGCATAGTTTCTTGTTCTATCCATATCTTTTGTGTTCCTAGTCCTAGGCCCATCATATTGACACAGGGACGAACACAATACCAATTAGGTGTTGGTACATCTAGTCCTACTGGACCACTAATATATTTTAATTTACGGGAAAGTATAAGTTTGTCCATAACCCAAAGTTGGTCCGGATCAATGTCGTGCCATACGAAGTCTTCAGCACTATCTTCCATGTGTTACATCTTTACACAGTTGTCTACAGTCTTGCCGCCCTTTTTCTTTGTTCCCATACGTTTGTAACCCTTCCAACAAGCCTTGCCATCTACGCCTTTTTGCTTTTCTGTTTCTGGTAATGCATTGTATAATTTGTTACTCAAGTAATCTTCGTATGATTCGTTTTCTGTAGTTTTGTCGTTATAACGTTTGTCGCCAGCTTTCATTCTTTTGTAAGCAGGTGTATTTAATTTCTTATCAGCGTCAGTAACATCCATCTTATCTGGGGTAGCCTTCTTCGGCTCTGGCTTTACTGATTCTGCAACTTTAGGATCGTTACAGTTACAATGCTTACAAGTAGGAGCACATTTGCAATCTTCTCTTTTAACATCTGCACCGCAACACTTGTCTGAACAATGTGTATCTTTTTCTGATTCTTTAATGTCTACTTTTTTAGGCTTGTCGTGCGTCCAACCTTTTTTTGCTAGGTCTATATGATCTTGTTCTTTGTTAGCTTTCTTACTTTTACCATCTTTATACATAGTATGTGGTTCAAATTTGTCAGCTTTTTTAGCTTCAGATACCTGTTCAAATTGTGTTTCATAATCTAAATGATGATATACACTACCTAAGTAGTCTGCGGCTTTAGTAATCTTTGCTTGTACCCAACCTTCAAGACCTTGTTCTTCACTTACACCTTTAAGCATTTCGTGTAGTTTAATACCGTATTTTGCAATCTTGTATAAGTCGGCTCTAGCCATCTGTACTTCATGGTCTTGCTCAACCTTATAAGCCATGTCAGCTAATCCGTTTTCATTCAAGTCTTTTTCTCTCATCATATTATCCTTATAATGTATTTATCTTTTGATAGTTTTGCCGCCCATGATATTGTTACTAATATCTAGTGCATTTTTAGCAGTTCCATCTGAATTTTTCTTTTGTGGAGCCTTAGGAGCACCATATTTGTCTTTTCTCTTAGGCTTATGATATGCCGCATCTGGACTTGCTACTGTAGCTATATTACCTGCTGATGTTGCACCTGCT